AAACCGCCAATCGGGGCAGAAACGCTTGAATACTCGCTATGGGTTAAAATCGCACGCAGGATTGACCAAGAGGCCGAGAAGTACGAAGCAATCAAAGCAAAGCGAGCGGCCGCCGGAAAGAAGCACAAAGGCAACCAACACACCCAAGAAAAGCCTAAGCAAGAGGAGCCGGAAGAAAAGCAACAGACGGAAAAGGAAGAGCCGACAGAGAAACCCGCCGAAAAACCGAAAGCAAAAAACTTTAAAAAGCCGACGGTTGAAGAAATTCAAGCCTATTGCACGGAACGAAAAAACAGCGTAGATGCACAAACGTTCTTTGACTTCTACGAGAGCAAGGGATGGAAAATTGGAACGGCAAAAATGAAAGACTGGCGGGCGAGCGTTCGAAATTGGGAGCGGCGGCAAAGGTACAAAGATGTAAAGCAAAAAGCCGCAGGGGCGTTATGGGGGAATGAAAGCGACATTCCAGAAGAAATTATAAATATGATTTAAAAAAAAGAGGCGTGGGATGAACGAATTAAAAGACATATCGGCCTTGCTAAACAAGCTATCAACCATTAAGCCAAGAAGCGAAGCGGAAGTATTGGAGCGTGAACGGGAGCTAAGAGATGAAAGACTGTTTATTCATTACAAACAAGAAGCCCCCGAAAGGTTTTTAAAAGAATCGCTAGACACCTACAAGACAGATGACGACGAAAAACGGACAGCTTTAGCTAAAGCCCGCTTATTTGTTCAGGCCGTAAAATGCGGAGGCTTCCAAACCCTTATTTTTTTAGGCAATGTAGGAACGGGCAAGACACACCTAGCCTGCGGAATTATCCGAGAGTGCGGCGGGCTATATAGACTAGCCTCATCGATAGTTGAGGAGTTAAGGCGGGCAAAATCTTTTAATGCCGATAAAACGGAAGCTAAGATTTTAGACGCTTACGGAAAAACAAGCCTTTTGATTGTCGATGAAATCGGGCGGGGAGCGGTCGCAGCGGAAGAACAATATACGTTGTATCAAATAATAAACGAACGCTACAACCGCCGAAATCCTACGGTTTTAATAAGCAATCAAACAAAAAAAGAATTCTTACAGTATATTGGGATCGCCGCCGCCGACCGCTTAACCGAGAGCGCTCAAGTGGTAGAATTAACAGGCAAGAGCTATAGAGCAATAATGCGTCAAAGCTAGTAATGCCTATACAATTGGAGTTTAATTTTGATGAGTTACCGGAAAAGGAAACAGACCTACCACACTATGAAGCCCCAAAAAATGATAATGAACGGTTATTAAATTATCAATGGGATTATAAAAGAGGCGACGAAGCCGCCCTTAATAAAATGTACGAGCTGGGGTACAATATAGCCCTGCGTTACATTTCGACACACGCAAAGAAAAACCCGCATATAGCAAAACTAGACAAAAGCCGCCGAGAAGAAAAGGCACATAACGCTATAACCTACATCATAGCCCGATATTTACAAATACAGGATTTTGCAATACACAAAAGCTTCACATCTTATATTTATTTAAGGGTCCAGCATGAACTATTTTATAAACGGAAAGTAGATGACATCATAAGCTTCATAGACTTAGATACAATTCATATTTAAAAATAAATGAAAAAAAATAATAAAAAAAAACACAAAAACCCTCAAAAACGAGAAACAAAAATGACTATATAGGTATAAGGCATAGAACCTAAAAGTTTCACCTCGGCGGCTATGCTTTCGCACCTTGTATAGCCGCCTCTTTTTTTTGATACAAGCAGTCATTTATAAAAATGACTATATGTATATACGCCGTGAAAAGGGGCGTTATCCTTTTCTATCCAAACGGCGAGCATAGCCGTAAAAAAATGCGTAAGGAGAAAAAAAATGAAACGTGATTTTTTAGAAGGTTTGAACTTGGATGCTGATGTAATCGATAAGATTATGGCAGAAAATGGGAAGGATGTACAACGTGAAAAGGCAAAATATGCCGACTACGATGACATCAAAGCGCAGCTTGAAACTGCAAACAAGACCATTGAAAAGGTCAAGGATTACGACGAAACCAAGGCCGAGATTGGGAAATACAAGGCCGAAATTGAAAAATTACAAAAAGACAGTGCGGCAAAAATAGCCGCTATGGAGCGTTCGGCAAAAGTGAAAGATTATCTTTCCAGCAAAAAGTTTGTAAACGACATTACCCGTGAGGCAATCGCCGCAAAAATGGGCGAAGTGCTTGGAGCAGACGAAAGCAAGGGAAAAAATCTTGATGATATTTTCGCCGAAATCACAAAAGACAAAGCGGACATCTTGAAGGACGAAATACAGCCGACCCCGCCCGTTGTTCCACCAATGAGCGGAAAAAGCGGAAAGTCTGACGATGACGCACAGGCACGGGCAGTAATGGGATTACCGCCTAAAAAAGAATAGGAGATTTTAACTTATGGCTAATCAAATAGCAAAATTCAAAAAGTATGTTGACCTCTTGGATGAGGTCTATCAGAATGGGGCAAAAACAGCCGTTCTTGAAAGCGACGCAACCCTAGCAAAGCAGGGAGCGAACGCAAATGAAATCATCATTCCTAAATTGGACATGGATGGCTTGGGTAAGTATGACCGAAACAGCGGCTATGTAGATGGGAATGTCGTACTTAAAAATGAGACCGTCGAATTCAACTATGACCGTGGACGCAAATTCAGCGTTGACGCTATGGATGATGAAGAGACAGCAGGGCTTGCATTCGGTAAGCTCGCCGCCGAGTTTGTTAGAACAAAAGTTATCCCTGAACAAGACGCTTTTAGGTTTGCAAAGTATTCCGACCTTGCAGCGACCAAAGTCAGCGGCGCTCTTGCAGCAGGGACGGATGTTCTTACTGCATTGCAGACCGCTATATCGGCAATGGATAATGCGGAAGTTCCGAGCGAGAACCGGCATTTATTTATAACCTCTGCCCTTTTGATTGCAGCACAGAATGTTGATACGACTAAGAGCCGTGACATTTTGGGAGCGTTCACAAGCATTACAAAGGTCCCTAGCGTAAGGTTCTACACCGCTATTGATTTGCTTGACGGCAAGACCGGAGGTGAGGAAAAAGGCGGCTTTAAGAAAGCAACGGCCGGAAAGGATATAAACTTCCTTATCGTTGAAAAATCGGCAGTCTTGCAATACACAAAACACAATGTAAGTAAGGCAATTCCGCCCGAAGACAACCCCGACGCTGACGCTTGGATATTTAACTTCCGTGAGTACGGCCTTGCGGATGTATACGAAAACAAAACGGCAGGTATTTATCTGCACCACAAAGCATAGGAGAAAAGCTATGGAAACAGTAGGATATATTCCGGAAGAAGAAAAACAAGAACAGTCGACTAAACCGACTAAACCGACTAAACCGACTAAACCGACTAAACCGAAAGCCCAGAAGAGGCAATCTCCGACGGAGCCGACGACACCGGACAATCCGACAGACGGAGCGGACTCGAAGGACGGCGGTGATGCAACCCCGAAAGAAAACGGGGACGAAGCCGGTAAAAAATAAGGAGAAAAGGCGGAATGTTCGAGAATGTAAATTATGATTTTTATAAAACAACCCTAGGGCGTTCCGCCATTCCTGATGAGGCCGCTTTTAATGAATACACCGCCGAAAATAAGCTATTTATAAAACGGCTTATAACCGACGGCGTTATCGTCGAGCGTGAAAAAGACGGGATAGATAGTGCGGTTTGTATGATGGTTGAAACAGACTACAACACAGCACTAGAGATGAGCGGAAACGCAGCAGAAAGCGGAGCGGTAGCAAGCGAAAGCATAAACGGGTATTCCTACTCATACGACCGCACCGCAGCGAATGAGGCGGCAAAGCTAAACGCAAAAAGCCTAGAAGCCAAAAAATACAAATGGATAAGGCTTTATTGTGAGATTGTGCAGGGGGTAAGATAATGGCAAGACCAATACCCGCCCGCCTTTTAGTGCATGACTGCGTTTTAAAAAAACAGGCAGGGCTAGACCGCAACAGAAACCCTATATATGAGCTTACAGTCTTAAAGCGAGTAAGAATAGGGGCGACCTTCCAATCGATACGAGGTGCTTACGGAGAAACTAAAGCCGACACCTTAACGCTTTTTATCGACGCTAAAAACACACGCTATGAAACGGTAAGCGGAGAAGCAACAGAAAGGAAACTCCCCGCCGAAAAAGACGTTATCGAATGGCAGGGGCAAACTTTCACTGTCCGGAGCGTTATGCCTTGCTATACGCAGCTGGATTGCCCGCACCATTGGGAGGTAACCCTTGAATAATGCAGGCGGAATAGAATTCACAGTAAAGGGAAACTTCAACGAGGCGGCAACTAGGGCAAGGCTTAAAGCGGCTGTAAAACGGGCGCAAATGAAGTTAGACACGCAAGTTATAACCGATAGTAATTACTTCGTGCCAAAAGACACGACAATGCTGGAAAAATCGGCAGTCATTAATACGGTAATAGGAAGCGGAGTTGTTAAGTGGAAAACACCATACGCCCGCCGTCAATATTACGGAGACGGGTTTGACCATTCAAAGCAACGCAATCCTAGTGCTTGTGCAAGGTGGTTTGAAGCGGCAAAAGCCAGATGGCTGGACAAATGGAGAAAACTAGTAAATGACGAAATCAAACATAGCTGAAGTAGTAAGTGAATGGGCAGAAAAAGCCTTACAGCTGCCATTTACGATTTATTGCGACCTTATACCTACGGCAGATGCTGACGGAGCCTGCGTAAGGCACGATCCCAGCCCTGCCGCTGAAAAAAGGTTTTCGGACGGCTCTAGGTATGTTTCTCGCAACCTTACTTTTTACGTAAGAATGAAAAACGCAGAGCAAGCAAGGGAGCTATCGAAACAAATAACCGACAAACTGGACGGGGCTACAGTAACAAGCCCCGACGGACTGGAGATAGATTGCGAGGCGGTAACACTTCCGCAATACATCGACACCGACAGCAAAGGACTTACAACCTATGCGGCGGCGATTAAGTGTGATTATTATGAACCCGCCGAAACAAATTAAGGAGAATTAAACTATGGCAGATTTAATTAAAAAAACAAAGATAGTGCCTTTTATTAACACGGGCACGGAAACGGTGCCGAAATGGACGCAGATAAAAAAATCTACGACATTCACTCTTAGCATGAATCCGCAGACAAAGACATTCGATTTTATATCGAGCGAAACTCCGCAAAATGAAATCGACAGTTATCAGCCTAGCCTATCGCAGAGCCTTACAATGTTTAAAGACGAGCCAGACTACAAAGTAATCTTTGAAATGCTTTATGACCGCTCGACAGGTAAGGACGCACACCGAGATGCTTTGATTGTGTTCTACAAAGAGAAAGGCTCTTACACACCGCAGGGCGAGACCGATAGCGTACCTTGCTACAAGGCTTGGAAGATAGACGCTTTAGTAACTATCAACCAAATGGACACCGTCAACGAGAACATCGATTTTGACCTTGCATTGAATGAAATTACAAACGGGGCGGTAACACTCAACGGTTCAGGCGAGCCTACCTTTATTAAAGGTACTTTTGAGGGCGACACCTTCACGGCCGCATAATGATTGACCTAAAAAAAACAGGGCTGCCTGAATCCATAGAGGTGGAAGGCGGCCTTTATTACATTCAAACATCCTTCAAATATTGGCTAAGGTTTTTAGAACTGCTGGAAGACAAAGATACTCCGCCTGAAGACTTTGATTTCATGTATAAGGACAAAAAACCAAACAACAAACTAGGCGGGCTTTTTGCGTTGATGCAATTCTGCAACCCGCCGCAAATCTTACCAAGAGTTAACAAAGGTGAAGCCGGAAAAGTCATTGACTACACGATAGACGCTGACTACATCTATGCGGCATTTTTGGAGCAGTACGGAATAGACCTAGTTACAAGCAAGATGCACTGGTATAAATTCCAAGCCTTATTCAGAGGCCTGCACGATACAAAGCTAAACGAAATTATCGGCTATAGGCTCTACGAGAATACCGGCGGCAAGAGAGACAGCTACACCCGACACATGGAAGAACTCCGCAGGGCGTGGAAATTACCGCTAGAAGCCGACGAAGAAGACGAAGATTTAATCGATTTTGAAAATAAATTGAGAGGAAGTGAATAACTCCGATTATTCCGAAGTGGTGAATTATGGGCAGAAAAAGAAAAGCGTATAAAAAAACAGACATTCTCGAAGCCATAAAAGGTTCAGGCGGCATTGTTACAACCGTTGCCCTAGCCCTTAATTGCGATTGGCATACCGCAAAAGCCAACATAGACCAATACGAAGAAACACGGGAAGCGTTCAACGGAGAGCTGGAAACAGGGCTCGACTTAGTAGAAGGCAAGGCATACGCACAGGCGAAAAACGGCGATAGTGCGATGATACGCTTTATTCTTGCTACCAAAGGCAGAAACAGAGGTTATGGAGAAACACCGCCCATTACGGCAGAAACCGCCGAAGATACAGAATTAACGATTAACATCATAGACGGGGTGCAGAATGAAGATTGATAGTAACACCATATTTGCAACGACTTATAATAACGCTTTCCGGTCAATAATGAGCCATAAGAAGGAACGCTACACATTTACAGGCGGGCGGGCAAGCTGTAAAAGCAGTTTTATATCGCTGGTGATTGTCATTCTGATTGTAATGTTTCCAAGCTACAACGCCCTTATCTTGCGTAAGACAGCCAAGACACTTAGACGCTCCGTATTTGAACAGATAGTCTGGGCGATAAACAAGCTGGGGCTTACGGCACGGTTTAAAATCCCGAAATCACAGACGGCAGCTCTGCCGATAACATACATCAGGAAAAACGGACAAACACAGTATATCATCTTTGCAGGGAGCGATAACCCCGAAAAGTTAAAATCAATCAAGGTGTCAAGCGGCTATTTTGCTATTCTTTGGGTGGAAGAAAGAACGGAATTAACGCCCGCCGAATTACAGAATATTAAAATATCAGTCTTGAGGGGTGGCAAAACATTTTACATCTTCGAGAGCTACAACCCGCCGAGCGCAGCACGGCACTGGTGCAACCGTGAAGCTGCCACGCCGGATCCGAACAGAATGGTAATCCACACCACCTATAAGGACATCCCAAGAGAATGGCTGGGAGATGCAATACTTCACGACATCGAGCAGACTAGACAAAACAACCTGCGGGCTTATGAGAATATCTATCTAGGGATAGTAACAGGCACGGGGCAGAATGTATTTGAGAATGTGGAGCTTAGAGAAATCACGAACGAAGAGATACAGACCTTCGATTATTTGTATAGCGGTATTGACTGGGGCTATTATCCTGATCCGTTCGCATTTAGCACATCAGCATTTAATGCAAGCAAACAGACGCTTTATATTTTTGATGAATTGTACATGAATAAGCAAGGCAACTATGAAGCGTTCCAGAAATTGAGCGAACACATGGAAGCTCACGGAATGAACATAGCAAGGGACAGAATAACGGCAGACAGTGCAGAGCCTAAGAGTATCGCAGACTTTAGGACTTGGGGCGGAAATGTAAGGGGAGCGATTAAAGGAATTGGAAGCCGAGAAGCGGGCTTTAAGTGGTTACAGGGTTTAAAGAAAATCGTAATCGACCCCGCAAGGTGCCCGCATATAGCAGACGAATTTACGCTGTTTGAGTATGAAATTGACAAACGCACGGGCGAGATTATGAGCGGTTATCCTCAAGGCCAGCCCGACCACGGAATAGACACGGTGCGTTATTCACTGGAGAGCGTATGGCGGCACGGCGGAGAATAAATGACTATATAAGTTGAGAGGGCAAAAATGTTTGAAAAAATAAGGGGCTTTATTATGAACATATTACAACTATTCCACACAAACACAATAAAAGATGTTACAGGGATTAACGCCAACATAAGCAAGCAGATGTATAGCACTATAGAGCTATGGGGGCAGATGATGAGCGGAGCCGCCCCGTGGAATGAGAAAGCTCCACCCTGCGGAGTTTTGGAACAGATAAGCGGGCGGCTATCTATGCTGGTATCCCGTGAAATCGGGCTAGAGGTTGAGAATGAAGCAATAGCCGGAGCGATGAACCACATCAATAAGAATGTCGATAAAATCGTAGACTATATCGCACTTCTAGGCGGTTGTATTATCCGCCCTATCTTCAGTAACAGTAAATTACAATATGAGACGCTCCCGCTTGGCAATTACCTGCCTATCTCTTATGATTTTGACGGAACGCTTACAAGTGCGTTGATTTTGAAAGAAATTATAGACGGTCCTAAAAAATGGCTTTTAACGGAAACGCATACTTATAGGGATAGCGCCCATTCGGTAGAGTGCGAATTATACAGAAATGAAAGCGGAGCATTGAGAAAAGCCGCCTTGACCGACTGCCCACAGACAGCAGACCTAACACCCGCATACACATGGGCGGGCGTAAAGCAGCCTATGATTATCGAGTTTAGAAATCACGCAATAAACAAGATAGACGGCTCAAATGTTCCTGTTGCAATAATAGCGGGGGCGGAAGAACTTATCAAGAGCGCAGATGAACAATTCGAGCGAATGAACTGGGAGCAGAAAGGCGGAGAATTGCGGGTATGGGCTGACCGTGATATGTTTATGAAGAGGCAAAAGAGAAACGGCGAGGCGGTAGGCGTTAAGATGACACCAGAGCTTAACCGCCTTGTAGTCCAGATTGAAGGCGACGGCAGCACGGACGGAAAGCGGATTGTAGAGCACGCCCCGAATTTAAGAACAGCTCAACAAAACGAAATGTTTCAGCAGATACTAAGACGAATAGAATTAACCAGCAACATCGGCAAAGGCACAATATCGGACATGGAAAGCGTACAGCAGACCGCAACGCAGTATTCAGGCGGACGGCAAGAGCTATACGCTATCGTAGACAAGATAGAGGACGAAATCGAGGTTAAGTATCAGCATTGTGCCGATGTTCTCGCACACATGGCAGCGGCCTATAAGCTGGGGGCTAACAACTCAAAAATAAAAGTAACATGGAACGACGACCAAACACGCAAGGATGTATCAGCTGCCAAGACTATGGCACTTAGCGAGGTAAGCGCAGGCGTTCGCAACAAATGGGAGTACCGCCGTGATTTTTTCGGAGAAGAAGAAACACAGGCTAAGGCGAATGTTCCGGAGCCTGAAGCCGCCCCCGACCCCTTCAATTTTGGAGCGTAAGAAAATGGCAAGACTCAACAAGCAAAGAAAAGAAATCACTAGAAACGACAGGGCTGTATTAAACGGCTTACGCTATGCGTTGAATAACGAACCTCTTAGAAAGCGTATTGTAATCGCATGGCGGATTGTGCGGGGTAAGTTTTAAAATGCTATCCCCCCGCTACCTAGAAGGATTGTCCGATGATATTATCGAGATTTACTCGCAGCTTGAAACTGAAATCCTACAGGATATGGCACGGCGTATCGCTCGGCTCGGCAGGATAACTGAAGCCACACGCTGGCAGGCTCAAATGTTAGCCGAAGCGGGCGGCCTTAAAAAAAACATAGCCCGCATATTGGCTAAGTACGATAAGGCGATAATCAGGCAGGTAACGGAAACATTTACAGAGGCACTGGAAACAAACGCCCGAAACGATAACCGCATTTTTAAGGCAATGACAGGGCGGACGGTAAGCGCTCCCAACGCTCAAGCTATGCTATCGACTATACAGAAATGTCATAGCGATTTATCAAGGCTAACCCTAACAACGGCGGCAGCATCGCAGCAGCAATTTGTACAGCAGGCCAACCGTGTTTATATGGATGTTCAAAGCGGGGCATTTGACTACAACACCGCAATGAAAAGCGCAGCGGACGAATTAAGCAAACGAGGAATAACAACAGTTAGGTATGAGAACGGAAAGCCTATCATACGCTCAATAGAATCGGCCGTTCGCATGAACATACTAACCAGCATAAACCAGACAGCAGCCAATCAAACATTAAGCAACGCCGAAGAGCTTGGAGTAGATAAGTTTGAAGTTACGGCACACATCGGGGCAAGACCTGACCACGAAGCATGGCAGGGGAAGATTTACACACGCAAGGAGCTATATAGCATCTGCGAGCTGGGAACAGCTACGGGGCTATGTGGTATAAACTGCCGACATTCATTTTATCCGTATTTTGAGGGAATGGAAGAGCACTACACAGGCGAAGACCTAGACGAAATGGCAAGCAAGACGGTAACCTACAACGGCGAGGAGCTATCACGCTATGAGGGCGAACAAAAACTAAGAGGAATTGAACGGAAAATAAGGCAGTACAAACGGCAAGCCTTAACACAAGAAGGAACGGGAGCAGACAGCATGCAGGCAAGGCGGAAGCTCGGAGAATGGCAAGCGGCAGCACGGGACTTTACAAAGCAGACGGGTATAGCAAGAGACAGCGCAAGAGAGTATATCGGAACGCCGACCGGCAAACAGCCGAAGGGATTGAAGCCGTTGACAAAGCCGGTAACAGGAGCTCTGCAGAAACAAGAAAAGATTAAAATTGTCTATGCGAAAATGCAACAAAAAGAATACGACGATGCAGTAGCGAATTGTCAAAAGAATTTGACTGAAAAACAAATAAAACAAATATGGTCTCATAACTATAGTAGAGGCGGATATGTAAGCACTGCGAACAGTCGAAATATAAATAGAACCTTACGCCTAATAGGTATAGAAAGCCTAAATGATGACGATAAAAAGACGGTAAAAATTTTACGCGAAGCAATAAGCAAAAACACATTAAAAAAAGACACAATACTTATCCGCAATGTTCAACCCGGATGGATTGAAGGAAAATTCGGGATAAAAGGGAAAAATCATCTTGATGATTTTGAAACAGACATAAAACCGAATGCAGACGTAAAAAAACAGATTGAAAGTATATTAAAAGGAAAGACAATTACAGAAAGTCAATTTCTTTCTTGCAGTGTTAACGAGGATAAAAACTTTTTTAACTCTTTTGGGGTTAGGCTTGAAATTCACGCACCAAAAGGAACAAACTGCTATTTTCCTGACAATAAAGAAGAATCCGAATGTATTCTTGACATTGGGCAAAAATTGAATATACTGGATGTAACAATAACAGATAAAAGAGTTAACGTAGTATGTGAAATAATAACCGGAGGTAAAAAATGAATGTTAAAGACATCAGCCGACTTATAAAAGAAAAAAAATACAATGAGTTTTGCGACGCACTGCAAAAAATTTCCCCAAGAGTTAGAAGTTATATTGAAGGAGCGGATGGGGCTTTTCAAGACGAACTAGAAGCGAATGTTTCCGCTGAACAGTTTCAAAAATGGAGACACTTTCTTAGTATTGACGCAGAAAACGAATACGTAATGAAACACAATAACAACTTATACAAACTTTCCGAAGAAGAAAAAAAACAGGCGTGTTTGATATAAATATGAATATGGGAAAAGACATACCCGACACCGATGATTAAAGCACCCCTCCAGAGGCATGAGGATTGATTATACGAGGCTTTCCGGCAAAAATCG